GGAATCTTTCGACCGGCCGCTAATCAGCTCGGGTTCACCACAGGTGGTGGATCGCGTCTGACGGTAAGTTCTACATCGGTGTCCATCGCTAACACGGGGGCTTTCACTGTAGACCCTGCCACAACCATCGCCAACGATTTTGCAGTAAATCCCGGAGGAACGGGGACGGATGAGTTTTCGGTGGCCTCTGGTTCTGTCAGAGCAGATGCGACTTTCGTAGCTGACGCTAGTGGCGGGGCAGACGAGCTGACGGTTAACTCCACCGGGGTGGCTTTTAATGGGCAGAGCCCGGCAGCGAGACCGGACTACACGTGCACCAACGCCACGACGGATCGGACCATCGACGCCAACGCCACGACACTGGATGAGGTGGCTGACGTGCTCTGCACTGTTATCGCTGACCAGATTGCGATAGGGCTCTTCCAATAGTAGGAGAAGTGAATGGGGATCAAGGTTACGAAGGAGCAGGGCGTCATGGTCTCTCTAGGAACCATCATGTCCGTGCTAGTGGCCGCGGCTACGTCGTACCCTGTGGCTCGGGCTGCGCTGAGTCAGGAGATTAAGGATCAGGTCCGCGAGGTGACTCGTGAGGAGAATCGTCCACTGATCAACGCCTTCGAGATTACGCTTCAGCAGAACGTCAATACTCTGCGAAAGGCCATCGCAGCACTGGAGTTCAAGCGCGACATGTGCGGGGCGACTCCGGGGTGCTGGACGGTGAGAGACGCGCAGGACCTCACATTCGCTAGAGACGATCTGCGCGCGGCGGAGGAGGCTCTCGCCGGAATCAAAGAGTCTAAGAGGTGAATGGGTTTAGTTGCAAAGGAGAAAGTGTTATGCAAGGTGGAAACGAAACTTCCGTGACTACCGTCGCCTTCGCCGGCGGAGGTACCACGGTTCTCATGTGGGTGCTCAGTTTCTTCGCTCCGGAGTTCTTCATGTCAGCTCCGGCAGGCGCAGAGGCGGCGGTGACGACGATACTCGTCGGTCTCATAGCGTACTTCTTGCCGGCCTTCGGCACGAAGCGACAGGAGTAGGTCTATGAGACAACTCATTGCAAAAGTGGGAACCCTCTGGATTCTCTTTCTGGGTCTTGCGGTCGGATGCGCTCAGTTCAATCCGATTGCTCGCGCCGATACGACACAGCAGAAGGCCCTCGCGGCTTACGGCTCACTCGTAATCGGAGTCGAACAGATTTCCGAACTGCTTCGGCCCGATACGCTTCCGGACAACGTCCAGGAGCGGTTGATCGCGCTAGCGGAGCGTTCGGCCGCATTGGCTTCGGCGGGGCTCGCGGCCTACAACCAGGCAGAGGAGGCACGAGCAGATTTCGCAGCCGATGTTGCGGCCGAAGGGAGGCTGACCGCGGCACTGAACAACCTGGACGGTTGGGTGACGAGGGCCGAGCCCGTCGTGAACGATCTCAAGGCCGCAATCAGAGGAGCACAGTAGCATGGACCCGATCATTCTCGCACTGACGGCGCTCTCAACTCTGATGCGGAATCCCGCGCTCGGGGGCGGCGGCACTCGGACGGAGGACAACGTCCGACTCATCGCTCATCTGGTTCAGCTCATCCAGGGTGGCCAGAAGACGGCGAAGGCTCTCAAGGAGTTCGCGGACCGGATCGCGGCGATGGCTGCATCCGGCCAGAATCCCACCGAGCGAGACTTCGCGGAATTCACCGGTCGTCTCACTGCGGCGATGACGGTCGTGGCCGAGGCCAAGGCCAAGGTCGAGAGTCGGAAGAAGGCCACGCCTCCTCCGACCGAGTAATCGAGGAGAACGGAAGTGCCGGTTGCAATGACCTTCGACTCTCTCCAGGCCGACATGCGTCGGTACTTGGAGAGGGGCTATGTGGCAGACGTTGACGTCTACGAGCAGATACCGTCGTTGATTAATCTCGCTGAGCGGGATATCGCGACGGAACTCAAAATCCTGGGTCTGCTCAATGTGGTGACGAGCATCATGGCAGCCGGCACTTCGGTTTACGCGAAGCCCGACCGTTGGCGGGGAACAGCGAGTATCAACTTCGGAGTCGGGACTGCGCCTCTCCAGGAACGGACTCCTCTGTTCCCTCGCTCGTATGAGTACTGTCGGTCGTACTGGCCAAACTCGGCTCTACAGGATCAGCCGGAATTCTACGCCGACTACGACTACAATCACATCCTGATTGTTCCGACGCCCGACTTCGCGTATCCGTATGAGTGGAATTTCTGGCAACAGCCTCCGCTTCTCGACAACGCGAACCAGACCAACTGGTTAACCGAATACGCACCGCAGGCATTGCTCTACGGCGCTCTCGTACAAGCGTTTCCGTTTCTCAAGGACGGAACCTGGACACAAGCGTGGGCCGCAACTTACGCCGCGCAGATGGCTAAGCTCAACGCCCAGGACCTACAGAGAATCATCGACCGAACGGTGGTTCGGAGGACAATCTAATGTCGTTCACCGAAGTTTTCGGCGGGGACAATCTCTTTCCGTCCCAGCTCTCGTTCCTGTCGCTGACGCCGACGGCGAACGTCACTCTCCAGTGGCCGACCGAGGTTGCGCTTCCGGGGGCCAATATATTTCCGGACATCTTGGAAGTTACTCCTGCCGCCGGTCTTTCGATCTCTTTCCCCGACGCGCGGATCGCAGGTCCTGGCCAGTCGATTCTCGTCAACAACATCGGGGCGAACACGATCTCGATTCTCGACTTCGACGGGAACAACATCGGCTCTGTCGCCTCGGGAGAAGTCTGGGAGTTCTATCTCCAAAGCAACACGACGCAGGCTGGTGTCTGGCGCACGTTCGAATACGGCGCCGGCTCGTCGTCAGCAGTCGCAGCGGCTCTCGCAGGGGCGGGCCTCAAGGCTATCACGACAACCCTGAATGTCAAGATCGACCCCCGCTCTTCGGCGGTGAGTCCCCTAGCCATCGTCAATGCAGATCGCGCGAGAGTCGTTTCATGGACCGGTGGAGTTGGAGCCGGGACGCTGCTCGATCCGGCGACTGTTGGCAACGACTGGTTCGTCTACGTTCGGAATAACGGAACCGGGACGTGGACGATTACTCCGGCCGCCGGAACCGTCGACGGATCGGCCACGCTCGTTCTTGCGCCGTTCAGCTCTGCGATCATCTATACGGATGGTGCGAACTACTTCACGTTGGGGCTGAGTCGTACCACACCATCGAACTTCGACTTCGTGTCCGTCAATATTGCTGGAACTGGAGACTATACGCTGTCCGGGATCGAGCTGAATCGAATCTCATATCGGCTGACGGGAGTTCTCACTGGGAATCGGAACGTCATTGTTCCCGCGACCGTTCAGCAGTACTGGGTCAACAACCAGACCTCGGGCGCGTTCACGGCTACGGTGAAGACTGCAGCTGGGCTAGGGATCGTCGTTCCTCAGGGTACGGCTCTGGTTCTCTACTGCGACGGTACGGACGTTGTAGCGGCCGAGGGAGTCCCGACGACGGGTGTCTACAGCCCCCTTAACGGGGGCACCGGTCTTTCTACCTACGCAACGGGAGATATCATCTACGCCAGCGCGGCAAACGTTCTCTCTAGGCTGACGTACGTTGCCACGGCCAGCCGCTACCTCGGGCAGAACGCTGGTGTTCCTGGCTGGGTCCAGGTCAATCTCGCGGACGGAGTCACGGGTCTACTGCCCTTCGCGAACATCGCGGACGGGTCGGCTCTCTCAGTTCTCGGTCGAGCCTCGAACTCGGCCGGGGTCATGGCGTCGATTGCTGCAGGGGCGAATGATCGACTACTGACTCGCGTCGGTGATGTTCTTGCGTTCACACAACTTACGGCAGGAATGTTCCCGAATACGGTGGTTCCGGACGCGGCTCTCTCGGCCAACGTCCCACTGAAGAATGGTAGCAACGTCTTCTCGGGAGCGACCAACGCTTTCACGACGGACGGTGGATTGGTTTACGTCGGGGAGGAAGTGGGTTTCAGGAACTTTCCCTTCGATGACGATAGCCCGCACACAGCCGACTACACCCTGGAAGCCAACGACCGAGGCAAGTGCATCTTTTTCAGCTCGGCTCATGGCGCAGGCGATACGGTTACGATCCCCTCGAATGCCTCGGGCACGTTTACGCAGTTGCCGGTCTTCATCCTGATCGTGAACGACTCCGCGACCGATAACCTGGAAGTCGCCATCGACACAGATACTCTGTACCTGGCGGGAACGACGACGACGGGACCGCAGAATATCAAGCCGAAGGGAATGGCGATTATCTACCGGACGCAGACCGTCGAGTGGTTCATCGCACCTATCGGGAACAGCATTGACTATCCGGCCTCGACAAGTACCATGTACGCAGGCTACTGCACTGGATCGGCCGGGGCCGCGGTTGCTATTACGCCGAATCCCGCGGCGACGGGCTGGACGGTGGCTCAAGCGGCTACGGGGCGGTTCACAGTCACGCACAACCTGAATTTGGCGAGCGCCAAGGACCTGGCTATCATTCCTGCCGTGACTCTGAACGCTGGCGGTTCCGATGATAGATATGCCCTTGTCACTAACGAAACGGTCAATACGTTCGATGTTCTGATCGCTGACGTGGGAGCCGGAGCGGTGGATGATAACTTCTACTTCCACGCCACGAGGCTAGCCTGATGGCTATTGTACCCCTTCGATCTCTGCCTGGAATCCAGCGGGACGGTACGGAGTTCGACCGCAAGGCGTATGTGGATGGATTGTGGTGTCGGTTCCAGCGAGGGCTCCCGCGAAAGATCGGAGGCTACCGCGCGGTTACGAACCAGCTACCGCAGATCGTCTACGGGCTTCACTCGTTCTCGGTCAACGCGCAGCAGTACGTTCACCTGGGATCGGCGTCGCTTCTCGGACAACGGATCATCGACAACGATGGGATACAGACGGCATTCAACGACCGGACTCCCGGAGGTCTCGTTGCGAGCGCCGAAAACATCTGGCAGTTCGATGCGATCTACGACGTCAACGAGGCTGATACTGTGCTCGTGGCACACGCCGCACCGAACATGGATATCGACAGCGATGACGCACAGCCGATCTGGTACGGAGTCTTGACGGCTGCTGGACTTCTTGTCGATACCACGATGCAACCAGTCTCGGGGGGTCTTTTCGCCGTTGGCAACTACGTCGTCTCGTTTGGCTCAGGAGGATACGTCCAATGGAACGACATTCCTAACAATGTCACCGGAGGCACCGACGAGGATAATGTCACGCAGCAGAAGATCGTGCGCGGGCTTCCGGTTCGAGGCGGAGGCGTTCCAGCGGGACTTCTCTGGTCTCTCGATCAGCTGCTCATCATGGCGCTGAATCCAAGCGGAACTCCCACCTGGGACTTTGACGTGATCGGAGAGATCAGCATCATGTCCTCGCGAGGAATCATCGAGTACGACGGCGTTTACTACTGGCCGGGGGTCGACAGGTTTCTCTCGTACAACGGCGTGATTCGAGAGGTTCAGAACACGTTCAATGCGAATTTCTTTTTTGACCGAATCAACATGGCGCAGAGGCAGAAATGCTTCGCGTTCAAGGTTCCTCGGTTCGGGGAAATCTGGTGGTGCTTCCCGATGGACGACTCGGAGGAGTGCAACCACGCGGTCATCTACAACGTCAGAGAGAACTTCTGGTATGACACAGCCTTTACCGCTGGCGGTCGCTCGGACGCACTCTACGCCAAGGTTTACTTCAAGCCGTTTATGGCGGGAGTCCAGCTCGGAGGCGCGGGCTATACTCTCTGGCAACATGAGACAGGCGTCGATGAGGTCTCTGGAGCCGTTACGGAACCGATCCGGTCCTACTTCGAGACCAACGAGTTCTCTATGGTTTCTGCCGACGAGGAACCGAAAGATCAATCCCTGAGCCTCTCCGTAATCGAACCGGACTTCGTACAAGCGGGAAGTCTGACGTTAACTGTGAAGGGACGGGCGAATGCTCGTGCTCAACAAATCGTCCACGATCCGGTCTCGATCAGCGAGCAGCAATCTCTTGCAGTAGGAGTGGATGCGGAGAACCAGTTGGCGAGACCGAAGTTAGTCGCTCACCGGCTGATGAGTTTCCAGTTTGAGTCGAATGAACCCGGAGGCAATTACGAGATGGGTCATCTCGTAGGCCACCTAGAGCCGGCGGATGGAAGGAAGACGCAGTGAACATCATCGATCCGCGTGATACGCCTCCTCTGGAGTGGATAGATACGGTAGCCGATCTCTACTCGGGAGTCATTCCTCTAATGATTCTCCGAGAAGACGGGGAGTGGAGAGAATGGGGATATCACGCTCGACAGACACTCAGTTTGCGGGGTATACTGACTCCTGATCCGGATGAATACTCCGAGTTCGAGGACTGGGCCATGAGATTCAACCAAGTCATTTCTTCGGTGCCGGAGACCTAAATGGGATTTCTGAAACGCCTCAAGAACTTCGGAAAAAAGGTTGTGGACTTCGAGAGGGAGAACCTGCGTCACATCGGATCGGGGATCAAGGAGGACCCGTCACGGCTTCTCAAGGGAGCTATCGATCCCTTTGGTTCCAAGCTCTGGGGTTACGATGAGGGTCTTGTCAACCAGTTGGGTGGAGCCACGGAACAGGCTTACGAGCGTGCGGCAAAGAAAGGGATTGACATCGGACCCGGAGCATCCATGCATGCGCTCGCCGGGGCCATCGCCAGCTCGCTGGCCGGTGGATACGGCATGAATCGGCTTGCGGCCATGAGCGGCCCACTGGGAAGGATTGGGCAGTTGGGCGGGGGAACGCCATCGACTCCGGGAGGAACGTTGACTGGTGGAATAACGGATGCGGCGGGGAACATCATTCCTGGCACCGAGACGTTTGCTGCGGCTCCTCGGCAGGGTCTCATGGGTCGAATCATCGGAATTCCAGAGGGCGGGATTACGGGACCGATGGATGTGGCGAACATCGTCAGCAACGTCTCAAATCTTGCTGGTGCTGTGGCGGGACCGTTGAGTGCGGCTAACGCGCTTCCGCCTGTGGAAGAAGGCGTATCACAAGCTCCGTTCGCTCCTCTGGTCCGGAGTCGAACCGCGATGCCACTTAATCCCAAGACTTATGGAAAATCGGGAGGCGAGCACTTGTTCTTCAGTCCGGCCGGGTCTCTAGCCTCGGACCCGCAGCTGCCTCCTGGAACGGAGACGGTCTTGCCTCCCGGTCCTGATGTTACTCTCCGGCTTCCAACGCGAGGTATGCGCGTGATGAACATGGGCGGTCCTCTCACGAGTCCTCAATTCGTTAGTGGGGGAGGCAGCGGCCGCGACGATACGGTCGAAGCTCTGCTTTCGGACGGAGAATACGTCATCGACGCCGAGTCAGTGGCCTTGCTCGGTGACGGGTCGTTGGACGAAGGCGCTCGACGCCTCGATCAGCTGCGAGCGAATCTCCGGAAACACAAGGGCGCGGCGATGGCCAAGGGCAAGTTCTCTCCCGATGCCAAAGCTCCGGAGCAGTACATGGCGAAGGGAGGCAATATCTCGAAGTTCCAGGGGCTTTCCAGAGACGCGACGCTCGCAGAAAGGCGTGCGCGCCTTGCGGCAGTTCGTCGTATGCTCTCGGCATACCAGAAAAAGGAGCAGCCGAAGCCGGGTGAAAGTCTCGGGTACGATCCCTACAACAAGCCTCGCGAAGGCAAGGCCGAAGGCGGCTCGATCATGGACGCTCGAAACCGGGTTACATCAATCCAGAAGCTTGCCAAGGATAAGCCGTTCAAGCGCCCGAACGATCCGGTGGCCCAACTTCTGGATTTTGCGGATCGACTCGAATCGACCATCGGGAAACCGGAGTCGATCCAGGTTCAAACCGAGCTGGCCGAGTTTGCGAAGGGCGGATCGGTTCTTACGCAAGCCGACATCCTTCGACAGGTGATGGAAAAGTATCGACCGAAAAACAATATCCAGCGCAGTCCCGAGGAACTCCGCGCTCTGGCCGAGGAGCTGCGTCGGATGAAGCCTGATTCGGACGTGCTGAGACAATACGACGCGACACAACGAGCAAAGATTCACAGAACGAGGTAACGGACATGGCTGGAGCACTGGATTTCCTGTTCGAGGGGCGGCCGCCTCCGTCCACTACGACGTATGGTACAACCACGTCGGACCTTCCGAAGTGGCTGAGCGACTATACGCAGGGACTCATCGGCCGGGCGAACGCCATCGCAGGAGAGGAGTACCAACCGTATGGGGGTCCTCGGTTAGCGGGACTTACCCCGGATCAGGAACGATCCTTCGCGATTACGCGACAAGCCTCCGGGAACTACAATCCTCTGATGCAGGGAGCGACGGAAGCAGCGCAGGGAGCCCTGACTCAAGCCGCTCCGTACTTGGCTTCGGCCGGGAGAACCTTCCCCGGCGCAGTCGGAGAGTACATGGACCCGTATATCGAGAACGTCATCAACCGGAACACCACGTTGACGAATCGAGCACTCAACGAGAGGTTCCTGCCCTCGGTGGCGCAGTACTTCGGCGCGGCGGGCTCCGGACCTCGCTCGACGGAGATGCGAGCCGAGGTAGACCGAGGAGTCCGCGATCTCACTGAAGGACTCAATGAGCAGAATCTGGCGGCACTTTCGGGAGCCTACGGGCAGGCCGGACAGCTCTTTGGGCAAGACGCCGCACGGATGGGGGCTCTCGCGCAGACTGCCGGGAATCTCGGTCTCAATTCTGCTACGGTTCAGGGAGCATTGGCCGAGACTGGACAGAACCTGGCCTTGCGAGACGCGGCTGCGCAGGCGGCCGTCGGGGAGACCTTGCAACAAGATGAACAACGGTCGCTCGATCTCATGTACCAGGATTTCCTCAACCAGAGGGATTATCCGAGAGGACAGGTCGACTGGTTATCGAACATCATCCGTGGAACTCCTCACGGAACGACATCGACTGTCGATCAAACGGGACCGGCCGATGTCTACCAGCCGTCGGGAGCTTCGCAGCTTGGATCGTTGGCGACGACCGCTGCCGGCATCTGGGACCTTATCAAGGGTTTCAAGAAACCGACGGGAGCTGCCGGCGGCGCGCTTCGGCTCTATGGCAGCGGTTACGCGCGGCGTCGGAGACCGGCTTACATGCACGGTGGTGCACTGAGGTACGCACATGGTTAGACGTTATCAAGTCGGGGGCGATGTCGAGGAGGACATCAGTGGGGGCCCGTTGGGTCAGCTCGATCCGACGCAAGCACTCCTTTCCGTCTTCGCACAACAATACACGACGACGCCGG